ATGCTTTTAAAGTTTGCGTTCGATGATTTTATTGCTGATAGACGATTTAATAATACAACTGAATCAAATATCAAAAGTTATAAATACATGATTAAACCTTTCATTGACTATTGCATTGAAGAAGGGGCAGTTAATGTTGAGGACGTAACAAGAAGTCATTTCAAGAATTATTTAATAATGGCACAGAAACAAAATAGGAAACCCAATACAATCAACACTATTATTTTACGTGGTAAAGCGTTCTTTAACTATTGTGTTGAAGAGGGGTATATCACTGAAAATATTGCGAAGAAGATAAAAACTCAAAAAGTAGATTTGAAGATTGATACTTTTACGGATCAACAAATAAATCAAATGTTAGCGTATTATCGTTCTCAAAGAAAGAGACATCAATCTTATAGTAGCTACCGCAATTATTTAATCATTTTAGTTTTACTTGGTACAGGAATACGAAGAAAAGAATTGATTATGTTGAGGTGGAGTGATTTGGATTTTACAAATCAAACATTTCAAGTACATGGAAAAAGTAGAAAATACGAAACAGTATTTTTAACAGATAAATTGACTAGAGAGTTACTAGCATTCAAAACGTTTTCATCTAATTTTTTAAAAAATGAAAGTGAGTATGTATTTGTTACAAATAAAAATGAAGCATTCACAATTAATACGATTGATTATGTGTTCCGTGAATTAAAAGAGAAGATGAATTTTAAGGACACCAGAGTTTCGCCTCATACTTTTAGGCACACTTTTTGTAGAAATCTTGTCCAATCAAATGTAAACAGTTTTACCATAATGAAATTAATGCGCCATGAAAATATAGTAACGACACAACGTTATGTAAATTTATGGGGCAGTCACTTGAAAAAGGAGAATGATAAGCACAATCCGTTAAATAATTTTGATTTTTAAGCATTAGAAAAGGGAGGATGCGCTAACATCTTCCCTTAACTAAATACGATTACACTAAAATGCTTGGTCGGCAAAAAGTGTATTTATACCCTTCATTATATCGAAAAAAATTCGATGGTGCAAGGTCTATTAAATGCACCCTTTTTTAGTAGTAGTCCGTCTTGGTTGCCCACTAACAGGACGTTAAACAAAACTGGTCAGGTTATGACTTAGCCAATGCGATAATTAAGTCTAGGATACCTCTAAAAGCTTCCTTGTTCGCTTTGGTATCTGAATGTGGTTGACGCACATAATCGGTCAGGAGTGGAAGTTCTGAGTGGCTACGGCTACGCAGGATACATCAAACATTGTAATTATTGCTGAGTTTCTATAAATCAGAATAAGCATTAACAATAATCGTCACATTCGCACAATTATATGGATTACAAAACCTATCGGGGCAGAAGTAGATTAGTAGATGTATTGTTCGAGAGAACGCATTTAACAAGGGCATACAATACGGATACCTCAAATGAAGGATTCATGAATATGCAATGACTGTCTATGTTAGTTGATTCATTTTTTTTGAGTCCCTAACATAGGCAGTCATTTTTTGCACCAAGCCGTTGTCCTCAACTCTGGCTTCATGATGGGGTAGGGCGAAAACAGTTGTCAAGCGTTAAATAACATCATTAGCGATTAAATATAGAAGAGTTTTATAGTAACTAGATAATTGTATAGTGATTAATTAGAACGTCTTAAATCAATTGGAATCAATTAAATAAGGCTTATAATATTCTAATCAAGCCTATTTACATATATGATCATTTTTTAGATAAACTTTTAGCCAACTGTAGAGTATTATCCAATGCTGCAAGTAAAAACTCTTTTTCTCGTTCATTCAATCCGTTAAAAATCTCATGTAATTTTTTGTCTGCATCACTTTCAGTAGTGTTTTTTAAATCTAAATACCTTTGATCAGTCCGTCCAAGTAGAAAGTCGGTTGAAACATGGAAGTAATCTGCAACTTTTGACAAGGTCTCACTTTTTGGGGAAGCATTATCCCATCTTCTTATTTGTCCGTTTGAGATAGCTATTTCTCTTTCTACTTCAGCAAAGGTAACTTTTCTTTCATCACATAGCATTTTTATTGTTTTCACTAAACTCATTCACATCAACCTTTCATAAGGCTTATTAGAGTGACATTAACTTTTTGGTCATTAATATGTTGACAAATGACTTTAAAGTTAATATACTTGTTTCATAAGCTATTTATTTAGCTAAAAAGGCAACAAAATACGACCTAATAAAATACATTTTAACCGTTCCCCAACGTGAAATGTAAAACTTTCAGGCTTTTTAAAAGTCTTATTTAGCTATGTCTTGATAATAGCAAAAAAGTCATTTATGGTCAATGTTTATTAGCAAATTAGTTATTAATTTGACTTGTTTTTTTTAAAAATATAGAGCAGGAGATAATATTATGGGTACATTGTTGATCGCAATCATTCGTTACTTTAACTACCTACCAGACACACCAGACGAAGAAATAGTCATCACAGATTACTGGCACCAATTTTTACTATTGTTTACAGAAATACTAGCTATCATAATTATTATCACAACAATCTAAGGGAGGTTTAAATGTCTCAAGCCTTATCACAGTTAACAGACTTGCAATATAAATTTTTAGTCCAAATCAACGCATATCATCAGACAATCTCTGATAATCGTGGAGATGAATACAGATTAACCTGTATTGTTGACTTGATTATAAACAAAGCTACTCAATCAATCGTAGTGACCTTTAAAAATAATGAAGTATTTAGTTACAACCGTTACGGTACAATTCATAAAATAAAGCACAAAAAGGGAGAAATTTAAATGACAAACAATAACAACTATTGTGAAATGAAAGTAGCATTTGTTGCAAATGATATTGACCCTGCTGAACTAATGGTCTACTTTAACAACTTTTTAAAAGACCGCACTAATTTAGAGAGCAAATCAGGACGTAAACAAGCGATTGAGATTGTAGAATCTCATTTTACTAAGATTGCTCAATGCGATCCAGAGACAGGTGTTGAACGTGAGTTTTTAGATGATAGAGGCAATTTAATATTAGATGAGAATGAGATACAGGGGGCAATTTACAAAGGTTTAATTGGAGAACCGTCTTAAAGTTTGTGATGGCTATTTTGATTAAAAATAAAGTAAATAAAAAAGAACTACAACAAATTGTCATAGTCCTTAAGCAAAAAAACGACCTTCTTCTAAGCCGTCAGCGAAACGCAAGAAGAAAAGTCGTCGAAAGTAAGTCGGAGGGGATTTATTCCCCTTCCCTATTTAGTATAGTATCACGATTCATTACTTTATGCCAAAAAAGGAAGATACTAAAATTAGTTTTTAGGCTCGACTGTCAGTTCCAGAAATTTCGCATTACAATATAAGTGTAAGGTAATAAAAAATTGGAGGAAATTGAATGGTTAAAAATTTAAAGGAAGCATTACGAGCGTACAGACAATCAAACACGAAAGAGGAAAAGGAGGATGTACTATATCACGTTTATGACACGAAAGTTATAGAGGAGATGAACGCTTATGACAAAGAGCCAGATAAAATTGTTCAATTAAGATTTAAGATTAAGTCAATGAACAAGGTACATAACTATATCAATAAGCTATATAGCGGTATCCATCGTAGAGATTTAGATTCGTATGTTTTAGTAGCTGTATGGAAAATTTTTGATGAGCGTGAAATTGATTTTAGCCTTACAGATAGACAAATTGAGGTTTGGTTTTTTAAAGCATTAAGTGGGCTAGTAAGCAATCAAATTAAAGCAGAACGGGAAAAGCAAAAGTTAAATGTTCCCGAACATATTGTATACAAAGATGATAAAAATGGAGATGCTAGTTTATACGATCAAGTTGCATTAAGACAATACAATGATAAACATATTAAATCTTCATTTGATGAGTTTATTAAGGAAATTGGGGATTATGAAGAAATTTTAACAAGACAACAACTAGAGATATTTACTTTATATAATGCAGGATATACTCAAGAAGAAGTTGCGGATAAATTAGGATGTACTCAACAAAATGTACAAAAAACATATAATACGGCTTTAAACAGAATACATGAGGAATACATAAATTATAAATTAACTCAGATAGCACATAAGTCACCAAATATGCTAATTATCATAGAAAATCATATACATAACTATAACAACATTATTGAATTTGACGATAACAATTCATTTGATTACTACGGATATACATATAAGTTTTTAAAAGATAATTATAAATTTTATAACAAACATAATGATAAATCGTACACTGTATTGGATGTAATATTTGACAATTTAAAGTCACATGAACATGTACTTTTTGGGAATGTGGTTGCTAGTTTTATCAATGATAAAATAACCTTTACCAGTCGTGAAAAGGAAAGGGTAGTTAAGGTAGTCAATCGTATATTACATAAGCACGTTAAAAATACATATAAAGCAGCAGGAAATATTGCAAAACATGTCACACATAATAATTTAATTGTTGAAAAATTTTATAAGATGTAAAAAATGTTTAAATTTAGGTTGTATTTAAACTGATATATTAGTGAGATATATTTTATGTTGTCATAAGCATATTTCTTATTTCATCTTATTTTGAGAGAACAGGGTTGTCCACATAGCCTTGTTCTTTCTCTTTTTTTACTAATTTAGCAAATATTTAACCTATTTTATATTTAATTGATTTATAGCTTTTTAAGCGTCATAAACAGTTAGATGATAAATAATACTAGATTGATTCTATACCGTTTATATTAATACGCTACGTATCTAAAAATGGATGCTAGTGTATTTCTAATATAAAAAATTAAAGTAAAGGAGAATGTAAGAATGGAAGAACAACTAGAGGTAACAGTAGAGGAGCAGCAAGTAGGTCAGACTACTAATGATAGTCAATCTACAGAAGAATCAGAACAATCACAAGTAGATAATACTCAGGCTTTACTTGAGCAATTTGAACAACAGAAAGCAGAGCTACGATCATTGCAAGTTGACAATGCGCTAAGGGATAAAGGTTTAACTCCTTTTAAGTCAATTTTTGATGTATTTGCTAAACAGGACGTAACGGTAGATGAACAAGTCACAGCAATTGAACAGGCAGTTAATGTAATTTTAATGGAAAAAGCATACAAACCTAAAGAAGTAGCTAAGCAACAAGCTTATGAGCAAGCTATTAACGATGGTGATGTAAAAGGTGCAATTGGATTTAAGTTGTCAAAGTTATTTGGTAAGTAACCACCTCAATTTTGTGGGCGTCAAAGAAGAACCTTATTAATGTTAAGTTGTGACTAAACGGTACGATCGTTTGCGTATGCTCACCTGCGTAAACAAACCTTACGCATATAATCTCTTCACCTGTTTATGGATTAATTTTAAAATAGTACTAATCCCCAAATTCGGGGACACCAATACATAAAAACACAAAAAAAGAAAGAAGGAATTTATTTATGATTACAAGTCAAAACGGATTTACACCAACAGAGTCAGTTTCACTATCTCAGGAATTAGCATTACTAGGAGTACAAGACACACCATTCTCATCTTTACTACTATCAAAAGGTGTAGAAAAAGCAATGTCAACTGTTTACACGTGGAAGGAAAAATCACTTGCTACAGATGGTGAAACAGATTCACTAGAAGGTGCTGATACAGTTACTTTCCAACAATCAGATAAACGAGAATTGAGCAATATCCTACAAATTTTCAAACGTGCTGTAAGTGTGAGTGGAAGTGCTGAAGCAATGCAAGCATCTAAATTTAACGAAGAGATTGCAGATCGCTTACTAGAGTTAAAGATGAAACTAGAGCAAGTATTAATTAATGGACTAAAAAAAGACGGCTCTACAACACCGTTTATCCGTCAAATGTCAGGTTTAATCGAATTTGCTGATAGTACTAATGCTAAATCTGGTACAGATGTAGAAGCATTAATTAAAGATGGTATGCGTCAATTGTGGGATAACAAATTAACAGGTGGTACATATTATGCTTTTGTTAATGCCGATGTAAAAGAAACGATTGACGGTATCTACAAGGACAAATATTCCTATCAGCATAAAGAGACTAATTTCGGCTTATTAGTAGAAACAATCAATACAAACTATGGCGTAGTCAATGTTGTATTAAGTCGTGATATTCCAGCGGATAAAATTGTTTTATTTAATGACGCATATGTAAATATGGCAGCGCTACGTGAAGCACATTTTGAGGCACTTGCTAAAACAGGTGATAGTACAAAAGGTCATGTAGTAGGGGAGTATACTCTAAAAGTAGGTAGTCCTAAAGCAGTTGCTGTATTAACAGTTACAGAATAATTAATACATAACAAGAGTAGAGGGTTCGTAACATTATTACGAGCCTTCTAGCTCTACTTTTTTATCAAATATTTAACAAGGAAGGTGTGCTAAATGTAATGACGAAGGATGAATTATATCTATTAAGACGAAAGAAAAAAATATTACTTAAAGATATATCAAGTCATATCGGTGTTAGTATTGCTGCCTTGAGCAGATATGAAAATAACATACTTAAACTAAGCACAAATAAAGAAATTCAATACAGAAATTACATAATTAATAAATAAAACTACATGGAGGAAATCAAACAATGAATACAGAGCCGAAATTTTTTTATTGCTATAACAAGGATTTATATGAATTTATAAAATCGAAGGATATTCGCTATTTAACTAAAGCAAGACGATTAGAGAATAATGACATCTTTGCGATGTACTTGCAAACAAATGAATTAACAAAAGCGATTAACGAATATAAAGAAATACGTACATATAGCTAATACTTAAAACTAAAACGATTAATGGAGATAAGACATATGAAATTAAAAGAAAACTTACAAGGTGACAATTTATCAGTAGCTATGCCAAATGAATTATTTAAGCAACTATTGCAGATGAAAGAAGATGGGGAATTAAAGTCAGTGCATATCGGATTTACATACAGTTATATCTATTTACAAACGTATATGTACCGCTATTCAACTTATGATAGATACGTTCCAAAGACTTCTGAAATTAAAGAATTACTTACATATAATCCTACTGAACAGCGTACTGACTACATAATTAAAAAGAATGGCTTACTTGAGCAAAAAGATATTTTGACAACTACAAATGAATTTCCTGTAATCAGTGAAATGATGGATGCTGATAATGGTATTGATCGAGTACCGGAAATAACAACTATCCAAGAATTCTGTAATGAACATCAACATGAAACAGTAGATGAATGGAGAAAGAAAATGGGAATCACTCGCAGAAATGATTGTAAATATCCTGTATTTGCATTTGAGCGTGAATATGATGATGGTTGTGTCGAGGGAACATTCTTTGATATTTCTGATACTCATTTAATTGATATGGATGCTTTCTTATTTTGTATGAGTACAGATGGAATAGGTGTGAATGGGTTTTATGTTTATGCTTATTTATTAGATAAAAGTAATAAATTTAATAATGATTTTAAAGCTACACATAAACGTATTGCAACTGAGACAGGACTATCTGAAAAGACTATACAACGTGTAATGGATTCATTAAGATCTCATAATTTAATTACCACAATCCACAACAATGAATATTTCAGTTTTGCTATAAGTAAAGATAAACGTATACCATCTATACATAAAGTTAATATGAGTGCTGACTTTTCAGCTAACAAAATTGAATATAAGAAATTAAAATTTGTATCAAATAAGGAACATAATAAACTTATGGAAAATACATTCACATCCCATTTAATCGAAATAAATATTGAAGATTTACCTTACTGATAATGTTATATTCTAAAACCATACAATTTGACTATAATTATAATAATTATAAATAGTTTAGAGTTAAATATTTAAGTAAGAATATATATATATATTATAACTATAGTCAAAACGTATGGTTTTGGATTTCTTTTATTTAGTTTAGTCGTAACTAAAATGGTGACTACCTTTTAATTATAAAGGGGGGCGAAATTTCGTCCTCCTTATTTTAATTTATAGGAGGAAAAACAAGATGAATATATATGAAGCATTAGTCGTAGTATAACGGAATTTTCCGTTTTCTAAAAGGTAGTAAACAATGTTTACACACTTGGAGGTTACAGACAGGCATAGCGAATTGACGAAAGGTTGTTCGTACCATAAAATCCGTGGTTCCTGAGTGGAACAACGAAATTGGGTAGTCAAATTTGACTTACCTTTTTTAAAATTGAAGGAGGAAATGAAGTATGAATATATATGAAGCATTAAATACTGTTACATGGAAAAAGAAAGAGTATTTTTTATGGAAGCATAATTTGTCAGTCCTGCGTGAAATACCCCTGACTGAAGAAGAAATATGTCATAAGATCAAAAGTAAAAGTTTATCTTACATGAAGAAGTGGGAGAAAACAGTGGAATATCACAATTTAGTCAATATAATGATCGAGTCACAAGCAGGTAAGGATTTAGAGGATATTTATGCTATCGTAAAGGAAAAAGCATTAACAGGTGATGAAAAGTCAATAAAGTTACTTTTAGACCTTCAGAAGCAAGTACAGGCATATAACAAGCAAGCAAATAAAGGGAAGCAGTCCACTAATACATATGATGAGTTGGAGTTAGATTAAGATGGATGCAAAGATTAAGAAAGTTATCGATAGTTTCCCACTATTTGCAAAGAATTTTATATACATAACAGATAACAACAATGATATCGTCAAATTTGACTTAAACGATGCACAACTAGAAATTGATGAATTGATGCTGCGGAACAGATTTATTATTGTAGGTAAAGCAAGGCAATCTGGTATTTCTACATTCACATTAGGTCGTGCATTATGGAGAGCATTAACCAAAGAAAATGAAAATATATTAATCGTTTCATATAAATTAGACAGCGCAAAGGCTTTATTTGAAAAGTTAAAGCAAATGAATGATTACATACCTAGAGAAAAATATCCTGATCTATTTCCTAAAGTTAAACGTGATAACAGGGATGAATTAGTATTTGCGAACGGCTCCAAAATTAAATCTGTAACGGCAGGTAATAAAGATGTTGGTCGAGGCAGTACTTATACATATATACATTTATCTGAATTTGCCTTTTATGCAAATCAAGAAAAGCAGTTACTTTCAGTTGAACAGTCACTTGCAAAAGGTAGCGAGAGTCAATTAACAATTGAAACAACTTCTAATGGTACGTCAAACCACTTCTATCGCATGTATATGCAAGCCATGAAGAATAAATCCAAATATATTGCCTACTTTGTACCTTTCTATCACAAGTTGTACGCTAAACAATTTGCACATGACTATATGGAAGCAGTTGAGTGGTATAAGGCAAATAATGGTGGTAAAAAACTAACTAGAGAGGATTTAGATGACGAAGAAATGGGATTACATAAACTAGGGGCTACATTAACTCAATTATGTTGGCGCAGATGGAAGATGTTAGACCTTGAGTCAGAGAGTGACTTTTATCAGGAGTATCCGTCCAATCCATTAGAAAGTTTTATTTCGACAGGTGCAGCAGTCTTTAATCAAACTAAGGTATTAAACAGATTATCTTATGCAAAAGAGCCGATTGATAAGAATGAGGTACGCTCAAACTTACCTGAGAGCATTCGACAATGGGCTACTAAGGGTATTACATTGTTCGATTCTCCACAAGTGGGGAAAAAATATTACTTTGGAGTGGATACTGCATCTGGATCAGGTGGAAATAATGATAGTAGTACAATTGTTGGCTTTGATGATGAGGGGCAACAGGTTTTAACATTTGAATCGAATAAAATAGCAGTATATGAATTTGCGGAGTTGATTGACGTTTTGGGACGTTGGTATAACTACGCTTTTTTAGTTGTCGAAAAAAATAGTTATGGTTTGCCAATTATCGAGCGATTAAGAAAAGAATCTGGATATGAAAATATGTATAAGCAGAAGATTTTTGATGAACGTGGTAAGAAAAAGTTACAACTAGGTTACATGACAACAGAGAAAACGAAAGCAATTATGATATCCGACTTTAAAGAACAATTTGAAAAGGGCTTAATCAATATTGAATGTAAGCAACTTTTACAACAGATGCAAATGTTCATAGAGAATAACGGGAAATTAGGAAACAAACGAGGAAATACTGAAAAGAATCACGATGATTTAGTTATTGCTGCCGCACTAAGTGTTGTTGGCGCGAAATCTAATAAATGGTATATTTAACATAATTTAATTGAGGAGAGGAGGATATAATATGACAAAAATTAAATTAGTTCAAGAATTGGGATACGTATTAGACATTGAGAATGCAACAAATGTTGTATTAGAGAAGTTACAAAACGAAGGACATACGATTATTGATGTTAAAAGCAACATAGTACCAACAGGAGCATTATATCGAGGTACAGTAACGATTACATATAATGAATTAAAAAAATGAAGCATAGTATTGAATTAAAATTAGAGTCACATTCCTACTTTTAGGGAGTGTGGCTTTTTATAATGCAAAAACTAAGAAATTGAGGAGATGATTAATTTTGAATCTTGAGCAATATGTAAATGCAAAGTACAAAGGCAAATCTACATGGTTTATTGATGAATCTACTTCATATGAAAATCAGAGCCGTATCTTAAATGTATCAGAAATTCGAGAGTATTTGGATGGAAAACACGAAATATTGAAGCGTCCAAACTATAAATATAATGGTGAGAATGTAGAGCCGAGACGTATTGTTATTCAATTAGCAAAGACAATATTAAATTTTAAGGCACAATATTTACTTAAAAATCCTGTCAATTTGATAGGTGATGAGTCAATGGTCAAAGAATTTAATAAGGTGAATAAACTAGGCAGATTTGACGATGTAAATGTACAAATTCTATTACAGCTACTTAAGTTTGGTGAAGTATCAGAGTATTTATATATTGATGGTAACGGTAGAATTAAATCTAAATTGATTTCTGCTGATAATGGTATCCCAGTGTATAACAACTATAACGAGATGATAGCGTTTATAGAGAAGTACACTTTTGATGGTATCAGTTACTTCAATTTATATACTGAATCTAGTGTGCAAGAATGGTCTAATGAGGGTGGGGAAATTGCTAAGGTTGGGGAGAGTCCAAGTTTGGGCGGTCTACCTATACATTATAAAACTTTACATGAAAATAGTGATCATATTGGTAAATCAGAATTAGATGACTATCAAAACATTCTAGATAATATGGAGGATGTGCTTAGTAAGTATATTGATAGTATGTATAAGTTTATTAATCCAATTCCAGTCGTAACAGGTCAACAACTTACTAATGCATCTATTCCTTCTGAAATTGTTGGAGCAGGATTAACATTGGATGATGGTAGTGATTTCAAACTTGTAAATGGATCATTAGATAGTAAGTCATTTGATTTAGTATATAAAACATTAACGCAAACACTATTAGACGTATCTTCTACACCTGCAGTATCAATGAATAAGACAGATATTAGTAACTTGTCTGAGGTAAGTATTAAACTTTTATTCTCGTTAGCTGATACACAAGCAGGGGTAAACGAAACTTACTTAAGAGAAGGCTTCTATCAAAGATGGGAAAAAGTGCAGCGTTTATTGAAATATAAAGGTATACATATTACAGATGATGAGATGGTATCATTAGAATTTAATTTTGTATACAATACTCCAAGTAATCATAAGGAAATATTAGATAACATGAAAACTCAGTTTGACATGAATGCTATATCATTAGAGACAATTATCGAACAGTCACCATATGTCAATGACAAGATGAGAGAGATGAGTCGTTTAAAAGGTGTAGAGTATGATGTACATAATAGTAATGATACAGTTGGTACAGCTTAG